GGAATTTTGTTAGATGTAAGTTCTTATCAAAAGTTTGATTATAATGATATTTCCTCTACAAATGGTTATAGACATTCAGATCTGATTGATATTAGACCAAGAGTAAAACCATATACTGTAGCAGAAGGATCTAGATCACCATTTGAATTTTTAGGAAGAAATTTTGAGACAACTCAAAATAATAATATTGATATTTTAGCAAGTGATGAAGATATAAAATTAGATTATTCAATATATTTACCAAGAATTGATAGAATTTACTTAACTAAAGAGAAAACCATTCAAATTTTAAATGGAGTCTCTGCAGAAAATCCAGAACCACCATTGCCATTAAATGATGCATTAGAAATTGGTGTTGTCAGTTTACCTGCATACTTAAGGTCTACTTCTGATGCAAAAATTAATCTAATATCTCATAAGAGATATCAGATGAAAGATATTGCTGGACTAGAAGATAGAATTAAAAATCTAGAATATTATACTTCACTATCTTTACTAGAAACGAATACTGCGAACTTAGAAATTAAAGATTCTCAAGGAAATGATAGATTTAAGTCTGGTTTCTTCGTAGATAATTTCACAACTACAAATAATCAAATTAAAGTTGGACCAAAAAATAGTATTGATCCAAACAATAATGAGATGAGAGCATCATCTTATACAACAGAGTTGGATATGCTTCTTGGTTCAACCGCATTGACTGGTGTGCAAGGTCCTCTTGATGCTAATGCTGATCCAACATATGTTAATGATCTTATTGGTAATAATGTTAGAAGATCAACTTTAAATCTTTATGGATCTGATGATAATCAAGGAATGGGTCTACTGACTCTTGATTATACTGAGACTCTTCTAACTTCTCAGCAAAATGCTACTAGAATTGTAAATGCTGCACCATATTTCGTAACTTTCTACACTGGTGTAATCACACTCAATCCCTCATCTGATGTGTGGATTGAACAATCTAGAATTGAAACTCAAACAGTTGAAGGGTTGATTGGTGGATATAATGTAACTAATGTCGATGCAACTGCTGATGATTTAGATCCTCAGGCAGGATGGTCTCCAATTCTTTGGGGTGGTTGGAATGAAGAATGGACTGGAAGAACTGTTAGAGATAGAACTCTTCAGTCTAGTGATACCTCATCATCTCCAGCAACTAATTTAAGAACTAGGGGTAGTGCCACAGTTGATACTAGTATTACTGTTAGAGAAACAACTAGATCTGGAACAGCAACTCAAGCTGGTTTATCTACAAGAGTACAAACAGTCCCAGGCAATAGAATTAGTCTAGGTGATAAGATTGCATCATTGAATGTAACTTCATTCATGAGATCAAGAAACCTTGAGGTTTCCTCTAAGGAGCTAAAACCAAATACCCGTTTATACGCATTCTTTGATTCTGTTGCAGTAACTAAGTACTGTGTCCCAAAACTTATTGAAATTGAAATGATTTCAGGAACCTTTAATGAGGGTGAATTAATTGCTGGTGGAACTATTAAACCATCAATTAATGGTGATGCACCATATATTAGATTCAGATCTGCACAAATTAATCATAGAACTGGTCCATTTAAGAATCCTACTGATACTTACAAGACCAATCCATATACAAGTGAAGAAATGTCCACAAGCTATTCTACTTCATCTACAATACTTAATGTAGATACTACATCATTAAGCATTCAAACTCAAGGTCAATATTATGGTTATATTGAAACAGGAATGATTCTTGAAGGTAGAACTAGTGGAGCAAGAGCAAGAGTCAAAAATCTTAGATTGATTTCCGATGAGACTGGTTCTTTAGTTGCTTCTTTCTATATTCCAAATCCAAATGCACCAACCACTCCTAAGTTCAGAAGTGGTGAATCAACATTCAAACTTATTGATACTTCTAGTTTAAATCTTCCAGATGGAATTCAAACTACTGGTGCTGAAAAAACATTCTTCTCCTCTGGAAATGTTGCTCAGGTTCAAGGAACTGTAATTTCTACACGTAATGTAGAAGTAACAAATGCATTTACGTCTCAGTCTAGAAACATTTCAGAAACCTCTGAAAGTGTTATTGACCTGAATACGAATGTTAATTTAACAGTACCTGACATTACTTTACCAGAAGAACTTCTAGAACTTCCAGGAAGAGTAGATGATCTTGAAGATGCTGTTGATGATTTAGGCAATAGACTTGATGAGCAAGGAAATAGAATTGATGCCCTTGCAAGAAGAGACCGTGCAATTCAAAATGAACTTAATCGTCAGAGAGTTGCCATTCAAAATGCAAGACGTGTTACTAACGTCACTAATGTTACAAATGTAACACAAAATGTTACTAATGTAACTAGAGTAACCAATGTAACTAATGTAAGGAATGTAACCAATCGTATTGCTTGGACACAACCACAAAGAAGAAGAGATCCTATAGCACAGTCTTTCTTCATTGGTAGTGCAGAAGATAGCACTGGAGCATTTATTACTGGTGTAGATCTGTACTTCCAAAGTGCTGGTGTGGATGAAACTTGCTTCGTTGAATTGAGGCCAATGGTAAATGGTCTTCCTTCTTCAACTGAAATTTATCCACTTTCACATGTTGTTCTAAAAGATACTGATGTAAAAGTATCTGATGATGCTAGTGTTGCTACAAATGTAACTTTCCCAGCACCTGTATACCTTGAGGGCAATAGAGAGCATTGTATTGTTGTAGGATCCAATACTACTGGGTTCAATTTATGGGTATCTAGACTTGGTGAGGTAGATGTTGCTAATCTAGCACTTCCAGAATCTGAGCAAGTTCCTATTACAAAACAATCCGATCTTGGTTCACTATTCAAGTCACAAAATACTTCAACTTGGACACCAAGTCAGTATGAAGATTTGAAGTTTGATCTCTATAGAGCAAACTTTGTTGAAGAAGGAACGATTAGTTTCTTTAACCCAGATCTTAATATTGGTAATTCCCATATTCCAGTTCTAAAGAAAGATTCTTTGGATATTGGATCAAGAAGAATTATTGTTGGTCTTGGAACCACTGCTGTTAGTTGGGGAACAGAAATTGTTCCAGGAAATACAGTGATTCAAGATGATTCAAATGCTTCTGGTAATTATGTAATGGGTCTTGGCATTGCTACTGGTACAATGTCAATTGTTAATGCTGGTTTAGGACTAACTCCTTCAGCAGGAACTTATCAATATAATGGTGTCACCTTAGAAAGTTTAACTGGAAGAGGAGAGAATGCCACTGCAAATATCTTTGTTGAGAATGGAGTTGCAATTGGAGCAACAATTCTATCAGGTGGTAATGGATTTAAGGTTGGTGATGTTGTTACAGCATCGGTAGGTGACGGCATAGGTAGAAATCTACAACTATCAGTATCTGAAATCTTTGGTATTAATGAATTACTTCTTGATCAAGTTCAGGGTGACTTTAATGTTGGATCTGGAAAAACAATAAGATATATCAATTCTTCAGGTATTACTTCAGAATTTAGTAATAATGCATCCGTCACACTAGATTCTTCACCAAGAGTGATCAATGATGGTTTACATATTAAAGTCAATCATTTAAATCATGGTATGCACGCATTAACAAATAATGTAATTGTTAGTGATGTAGTATCTGATTTACAACCTGTTAAACTCTCAAGTGACTATAGTAGAACTTCAACTGAAGATATTGTTATTTCCGATTCAACAATATTTGCAACTTTTGAAGGTGTTGGAGTTGGAACTACGAATCCAGGTTATATCCAACTAGGAGATGAAATCATTTCTTATGAAGGAGTTGTTGGAAATACATTAACAGATATTACCAGAGGAATTGATTCTACTTTTGTTGGTTCTTATGAGACTGACGATCTTGTTTATAAGTATGAAAATTCTGGAGTTTCTCTCAGAAGAATTAACAAAGAGCATCAACTTCAAGATGCTACTGTCAGTGATGCAGTTGGTTTAGATCATTACACTATTAAGATTGATAATTCTTCAGATGGTGTCGATAGGTCAAATTCATCCTCATTGCCAACATTATATCTAAATCAAACCAAATCTACTGGTGGATCAAATATTACTGCTACTCAGAATATTCAATATGAAATCATGAAGCCAATGATTCAGCATATGGTTCTACAGAAAACTGGAATTGATGCGAGAGCAAGAACTCTAACTGCAACAAGTATAAATGGAAACGAAGTTTCTTTTGAAGATGCAGGTTATAGCAGCATTAGTCTTGATAGTGACAATTATTTTGATACTCCAAGATTGATTGCATCTAAGATCAATTCTGATAATTTATTGACCAATCTTCCAGGCAATAAATCACTTGAGATTGAAATTAACATGAGATCTTATGATCCAAGAGTATCTCCTGTTATTGACTTAGATAGAACTGGTATTGTCTTCATTTCAAATAGAGTTAATAGTGTAATTTCAGATTATGCAAATGATCAAAGAACCTCAACACTGAAGAATGATCCTTCAGCATTCATATATGCAACTAAACCAATTGGATTAGAAATTCCAGCAAATAACCTACGAGTTGTTCTGGCAGCATATATTAATAATTTTGCTGATATTCGTGCATTCTATGCAATTACTAATGAACCATCAGAAGAACTGATTTATTATCCATTCCCTGGATATAACAACCTACAGGAAGATGGACAAATTATTGATCCCAGTGATAATGATGGAAGATCTGATTCTTTCGTATCACCAACTGATAACAAAGGATTTGAATCTACAGCATTAACATTCAAAGATTATGAGTTTACTATTGAAGATCTACCATCATTTAAATACTTCAGTATTAAGTTAGTAGCAACTTCCACAAATCAGTGTTATCCACCAAGAATCCGTGATTTAAGAACCATCGCATTTGCTTGATATGAAAATTAAAGTAGAGAATCATTCAAATTTATTCAGAGATTCTGAAACAAATGCAATTGTGAATACTAATATGACAGAATATAAAAATTATATGAACTCCTTAAAGTATCGTAAAAAAGATACTGAAAGGGTGACAAAAATTGAAGAAGATGTTAAATCACTAAAAGATGATCTCCAAGAAATTAAGGATCTGCTCAAATGTCTAATCAAAGAATAACTTTCAATCCAAGTTCAGGTACTCCTTATGGTGTAAACCTGAGTCTTTTTGCTGGATCTGATTTTGAAGTTAATTTCACAACTGTAGATCAATATGGTTCTGCATTTGATTTTAGTGATTGGTCTGGTTCATCACAAATGACAAAAAGTGTTTCTATTGGGTCTTCAATGTATGCTCATGGAACATTTGACTTTAGTTTTGTAAGTGCATCAAATGGTCAATTTAAAATTGCAATGGGTGCAACTGATACTAGATCACTTACTCAAGGAAGATATTATTATGATGTCTTAGTTAGTTCTGGAACAACTGTATATAAAATTGCAGATGGAAACCTACTTGTTACAAGTGGTATTTCCTCTGCTCCCTAAATAATTTTAAAGCTGTAATAAAATGGCACAACCATCATCTAGACAAGATCTAATAAATTATGTCAAAAGGCAATTAGGTGCTCCTGTTCTAGAAATCAATGTTGCTGATGAGCAAATTGATGATCTAGTTGATGATGCTTTGCAACATTTTCACGAAAGACACTTTGATGGAGTAATTAGAACATATCTAAAATATCAAATTACTGATGATGATATTGCTAGAGGAAGAGCAAGGGGTGATGGTGGTGCAATTGGTATTAATACAGAAACTGTAACTCAAACTGTAGGAAATACAACTTCATTTTCATATGAAGAAAATGGTAACTACTTACCAGTTCCAAGTTCTGTTACTGGTGTAAACAAAATATTCAGACTGGCATCATCATCTGCAACTAGTGGATCGATGTTTAGTGTTAAGTATCAATTATTTCTAAATGATCTTTATTATTGGGATTCTATTGATCTTTTACAATATTCTATGGTTCAAACAAAGTTATCAGACATTGATTATCTACTAAATCCACTCAAACATTTTAGATTTAATCAAAGACAGGATCGTCTTTATATTGATATGGACTGGGGACAGGTAATAAGTGGTGATTATCTAGTCATTGATTGTTGGAGATTATTGGATCCAAGTTCATTTACACAGGTATGGAACGATTCGTTCCTTAAGATGTATCTGACTGCCCTTGTAAAGAGGCAATGGGGTCAGAACCTAATGAAGTTCCAAGGAGTAAAACTTCCTGGTGGTGTCGAACTTAATGGTCGTCAAATGTTTGATGATGCAGAAAGAGAGTTAGAAAGAATCAGAGAAAGAATGTCATCTACTTATGAACTTCCACCACTAGATATGATCGGTTGATACTATGTTAAATCCATTTTTCCAACAAGGTTCACGAAGTGAACAGAATCTCGTACAAGATCTGATCAACGAACAGTTGAGAATGTATGGGGTTGAAGTTTATTATATTCCAAGAAGATACCTTACAAAAAATACTGTTATTGAAGAGGTTATTCAATCAGAATTTAATAATGCATATCCAATCGAAGCATATGTTAATAACTTTGATGGATATGATGGGCAAGGGACATTATTATCGAAATTTGGAATTCAAGATATTGATGATTTAAATTTAATCATTTCTAAAGATAGATATGAAAATTATATTACACCATTGATTAAAGATCTACCAAATATTGAATTATCAACCAGACCAAAAGAAGGTGATCTAATTTATTTTCCACTTGGACAAAGATTATTTGAAATTAAGTTTGTTGAGCACGAACAACCTTTTTATCAATTACAAAAAAATTATGTTTATGAATTAAGATGCGAACTCTTCAGATATGGATCCGAAGTTCTTGATACTGGTGTAGATGAAATTGATACTCAAGTTCAAGAAATTGGTTACATTAGAACATATACAGTCTCTGGTATTGGTGAGACTGCATCGGCATATACTGGAATTGTTGATGGTGCTCTAAATCTATTTACATTCTCTAGTTTTGGTTATGGTTATAATGCACCAATAACTTTAGGTATTTCAACAGCACCATCTGGAGGTGTAAATGCCTCAGGTATTGTTACAGGAAGAACAACAATTGGATCTGGTGGTGATTCATTCTTAACTATACAAGGTGCCGAACTTACCAATCCTGGAGCTGGATATACAGTTGCTCCATTGATAACATTTGCAGGAAATACAACTGGAACTGGAGCAGCAGCAACTGTTGGTATCGTTACATCTGGTGCTGTTGGTTTTGTTACAATTACTTCTGTGGGATCAAATTATATTGAAGAACCAACAGTTACATTCTCTGCTCCAGTTTCTGGAGGAACCACTGCAATTGGTAGAGCAATTCTTGCAGATGATAATACAATTTCTGCAGTAAGAGTTATTGATCCTGGTTCTGGATATACTTCTGCACCTACTATTACATTCGGTCTACCAAATCAAATTGGAAATGGCAATTTTGTATTTAATGAAATTGTAACAGGCAGTTCTTCTGGAACAAAAGCAAGAGTTAAGGATTGGAATGCAAGTGATAAAGAGATTCAATTATCAAATATTAGTGGTGAATTTTTGCATGGTGAAACAATTACTGGAGAAACCTCTGGAGCACAACATAAAATTGTAATCCTAAATACTATTACTACAAATCCATTAATTTCCGATGATGAATTTAATGTAGTTGAAGAATATGATGAAAATGATGTCATTCAATCAGAAGCTGATGACATTCTTGATTTCACAGAAAGAAACCCATTTGGAAGAGTTTAACCTAATACCATGTTTGAATATTTTTACCACGAAATTTTACGCAAAACTGTTATCGGTTTTGGTACTCTTTTTAATGGAATTTCAATAAAAACTACAGATTCTTCAAACAATACAGTAAGTACTGTAAAGGTTCCACTTGCATATGCACCTCAACAAAAATTTCTTGCAAGATTGGAGCAAGTTGAAGATTTAAATAAAGCAACTCAAATTAGCTTACCAAGAATGTCATTTGAGTTTGTTGGACTTCAATACGATTCTTCAAGAAAAGTAACTACTACTCAAAAGTTTGTAGTTCCTGCACCAAATGGTGATGGGACTGTCAAAAAAGCATATATGCCTGTTCCATATAATATGGATTTTGAGTTGAATATTTATACTAAATTAAACGATGATGCTCTTCAAATTGTTGAGCAAATTCTACCATATTTCCAACCTTCTTACAATTTAACAATTGAGTTAATTGATCAAATTAATGAAAAACGAGATATTCCTATTGTATTAGAAGGAATCTCGATGGATGATCAATATGAAGGAAATTTTGATACTAGAAGGGCACTCATTTATACATTAAGATTTAGTGCAAAGACATACTTATTTGGTCCTGTTACACGAGATGTCAGTGCAAAAATCATCAAAAAAGCAGAGGTTGGTTATTTTGCAACTACAGGTTCTGCAGAAAAAAATCAGAGAGATGTTACATATTCTGTAGAACCTAAAGCAGTTAAAGAATATGATGATGGAGTTCTATCCAGAACTGCAGCAGACATTACTAAGACCGATGAAATTGTTGAACTACAAACCATTGGTGGTGTTGAAGAAGATACTTATATCTCCATCAATAATGAAGTAATGTATGTTAAGCAGAAATCTGATTCTGACAATAAGATTCTAGTTAGAAGAGCACAAAATAATACTACAGCAACTGCTCATGTTTCTGGAACTAATGTCACTGTAATTACATCTGCTGATGATAATCTAGTTGAACTAGGAGATGACTTTGGATTTGATGGAGGATTCCTCTGATGACAAAATTTAATGACTTGAATGAAACTTTTAACATTGATGAAGAAGCACCCATTGTTGAGGTAGAAGCATCTTCTGAAATTGTTGAGCAACCAAAAAAAGAAAAACCAGAAAAGAAAGATGATATTACAAATGATTATGAATATACTAGAGGGAACTTATATTCTATTATAGAAAAAGGTCAAGAAGCAATTAACGGAATTCTTGAGTTGGCACAAGAGACAGAAATGCCAAGAGCATATGAAGTTGCTGGACAATTAATTAAGAACGTTTCTGATGCCACCGATAAGTTAATTGATTTGCAGAAAAAAATGCATGACTTGGAACAGGA